AGCTGAAAATACTGTTGAACCTGTAATATATCCTGCAGTATTAGAAAGCTGACTGTTATTTACAAGACCATTATTTATAGTCACTGTGTTTCCAGAACGAGCTGTGGTTATGTTTGTTCCCCCTGCAATGTCTACTGTCTCTGCATCATCAATAGTTGCGGTCCCACCACTATCAGCAGTAAGTTTCCAAGTTGACATAGAGCCACCTGAAGATGTTACATATCCAACATCATTAGTCCATTGTGATATGTTACCAGACTTGTTTGTAAAAGTTTGGGTGTTACTTGCTGTGGTTGTTC